TCGCTAAAGAGATAACTCTCACTATCGCTAAAGAGATAACCGCTGTTACCACTATAGAAGTAATGACATCGTTGTAGATGTATTACCGCTATTATAACACGCTAACATTTCTATGTCAAGCAACACTATACAGATAACTCTATATATCATCAGCAAACTATAAATACACAACTTAAAATGATAAAATAATTAAGTAATAAATAATTACTTTATTCTTTTTATCTAGTCATTGTATTTTAGTCCTCTTTAAAAAGCCTTATTACTATATAAATAACATATGGTAGTAAGGCTTTTAAATTATATAAAAGAAAGTAGGTAGATTTATATGTATGTACAACCAAATACGACTATACACTTAATACGTAATGTTGGGTTAGATAATTCTTACACTAACACACACTACTTTGCTAACGTATCACAGCAATATGCTTATTTTACTTCACACGTAAAAAGAACTTTAACAAATTACAGTTATGTAGTACCTTCAGCAAATGTTATTCGTGTAAACATTAAGTCTGATGAAATATATGATGTTAACTATATAGCGTTTCAGAACACAAATTTCGGAACAAAATGGTTCTATGCGTTCGTTAACTCTATAGAGTATATCAGTAATGATGTCAGTGAAATACATTTTGAAATCGACGTTATTCAGACATGGTTAACAGAATTCCAGTTAAAGCCGTGTTTTATCGAACGTATGCACGTTGCTAATGACTCGATAGGTTCTAATATAAAAGCTGAAAATATTAGTGTTGGCGAATATGTTGGGAATGAGAGTGAAACACTTTATTTACAAGGATATAACATTATAGTAACAGTTGTCGACTCTAATAAAGTTGGTAAAATGATAGATAACTGCTATAGTGGTACTTATATGATAGCGTTTACGACAACTAGTGCGGGTATTTCAAACTTAAATGCTTTTTTACAGCAATTCGTTGACAAACCGAACATGATATCGTCATTATATATGTGCCCTGATTGCGCTTGTGACGCATCAGACACTGGTAGTGTTATAACATCAGCATCTAATATTTCAACTGTTGTTAGCACTATAGCAAAAAATGGAACACTAGATGGATATAAGCCTATAAACAACAAGCTATACACATACCCTTATAATTTTTATCGCGTTTCGAACGGGAATGGTGGAACTTTAAATATAAGATATGAATTCTGTAATGGAAACCCAAAAATATCGTACTCTGCGACAGCCACACAACCAGTACAGCTGGGAGTTAGAGTGGTAAATTATAAAAATGGTTCGTCCGAACGAGTTGAAACTATAACGACAACTGGTTACCCAATTTGCGCATGGTCTAATAACACATATCAAAATTGGGTTGGAACATCAGCTATACCAAATCTATTAGGCAGTATCGGTAAAGTGGCATTAGGTAGCGTAGCATCCGGTTTAGGTGGTGCGATAGCAACAGGTGCTAGTGCTGTTAGTGATATAGTGCTACAGGGTTATAATGCTAGTATTTCGGCTGATACACTACAAGGGAACACAAGTTCAGGGGGCGTTAATCTTTCAAAAACGTTCGGAAGCATACAGGGTTGTAGAATGAGCGTTTCTAGAGAATACGCTAAAATGATAGATGACTATTTCACACGATATGGATATGCTATTAAAGAAATAGCACAACCGAATATAACATCTCGAAAATCATTCAACTACATTAAAACGTGTGACTGTAGTATAACGGGATTTATGCCGTCAGACGTGGCTAAACAGATAGCCGATATTCACAATAGAGGTGTTACATATTGGCACAATCATGATGAGATTGGTAACTTTTTAGTAGATAACACATTATAATTATAGAGGTGAATAATATGAATAATTCAGTGTATTACAACGTTGATACTTTACTTAATAAACTCGATATAAATAATAAAAAACCAGAAGTTTTTATTGTAACGGGAAATCGTTCAGCGGGTAAAACTACAGATGTAACACATAAAGCTATAGAACGTTATATTTTAAAAGGAAAAAAGGTTGCATGGTTGTATCGCTATAACTATGAACTTGATGATGTAGCAGAGAAAATATTTAAAGATGTTAAAGGATTATTTTATAGTGATTTTGAATTTACATCAAAATCAAAAATGAAAGGTATATATCATGAACTGTATTTAAACGATAAATCGATTGGTTATGCTATTTCTATAAATTCAGCTGACCAAATCAAAAAGAATAGCCACTTGTTTAGCGATATAGACTTAATAGTGTTCGACGAATTCCAATCAGAAACAAACCATTATTGTAATAGTGAAATACAAAAATTCGTGTCAATTCATACTTCAGTCGCCCGTGGACAAGGTTCACAAGTACGCTATGTGCCTATTATTATGATGTCAAACACAGTTTCCCTTATTAACCCATATTTCGTTGAGTTAGACATATCTAACCGTTTACGACCGAATACGAAATTTTTAAAAGGTGACGGCTGGGTTTTAGAAGTAACATCGAATGAAAGCGCTAAAGTAGCACAGCTTGAAAGTGCATTTAATCGTGCTTTTAGTAAAAACGAATATGTGCGCTATAGTGCTATGAACACATATTTAAATGATAGAACTGCATTTATTGAAAATATGTCTGGAAAAAGTAACTATGTTGTCACTATAAAAGTAGGGAATAAGGAATTCGCTGTAAGAGAATATTTAGAAGCGGGAATAATATATGTCGACACTAAAGTCGATAAATCGTTTAAATTTAAAATATGCGTAACAACTGATGACCATAACATTAACTATGTGATGCTAAAACGTAACGATATGATGTTAAGCAACTTACGCTATTATTTTGAAAAAGGTTGTTTCAGATTTAAAAATTTAGAATGTAAAGATGCTACTTTGAAGTTACTTAGTTATTAATTTTGTGACAAATGTGTGTTTATATGTTATAATATTAATGTATCGCATATTAATATTTTAACTGTATGGCATAGAGAACCACACTTGAAATTATAGTGCTATGTAACATATATCGAACTTGGTTATCGCTTTTAAAATTTAATACTGTTAGATATAAAAAAGGACGGTTAAGTAACCGTCCTTTATGCTTACCCGAAATATTTATTTAAAACAGATGTTATCATGTTAATAACATCTTTTAACGTCTTATTCACGTATACGTTTTTTTCGATTATCTCATTATTAGCATAACAGCCAATAATATCACTGTCTAAGTCGATTATAGACCACTTAGAACCAGTCCTTTTTATTCGGCATATTTCTGATTCCATATCACTATTTTTAATGAAAACACTATATGTGTTTCCACATTTGATAAAATTATCACCCCAGTGATAATTTTTTTCTATCTTCAGGTGTTCGCATTCACCCTTTCTTAATATGTCTGTTTCAACAGTGTAATTTAATTTTATCATCTTTAACTCCTATTCTCTGCTTAACGTTATGCTTCAGCCAACGAAATTTTATTTGTTTTCTTTAACTGTCTTTATTATACAATAAGAACCATTATTTGTATATAGTAAATATTCACAAATAAGCAATTAAATATTTGTGCATTTTGTATATTGTAAAATAATGGGAAATGTGGCATAATATCACTTGTAAGGAGGAAAAAAAAAGAACATTGATAATTAAATAAGTTTTTTTGTTTTGAGTGAAAAAACAAATAAGTTGTGAAAAACAGCTAGTAAGTGGGGCTAAAAGCATTTACAGTTTCAAAACTATTAATTAAAATGTTTCACATGAAACATTTAGAATAACTATAAATAGAACGTGAGATGTTAAACACGCTAAAACATAGATTGGAGATAATATGAATAATATTAATATTATAGGTAATATAGTTAAAAAGCCAGTGCTTAAAAAATCTGGCGAACTAAGCTATACGAGATTTAGCATAGCTGTAAACAGCTATGCTAAAGGTGAAAAGAAAGTCGAATTTTTCGATATTGTCGCTTTTGGTAAGAATGCTGAAACAATAACATCATATCTTGATAAAGGCTACACTTTACCAGTAAGTGGGCACTTACATCAAGACACATATAAAAATAAAGATGGTAAAACAGTATCATCTGTATGTATCTATTTAGACACATTCACTTTAGTGAATAACAGTGTCACTAAAAAAGATGATGATGAGTTTAAACCATTTTAATGTTTCACGTGAAACATTAAATAAAATAAAATAAAATTTCGTTGGCTGAAGCATAACGTTAAGCAGAGAATGGAGAACATATATGAATGAAAAGGTTTTTATAAAAATGATAGAAAGTAATTATAATATCATCGATTTAGATGATGAGCTAAATAAGTCAGATGTTGAGATAATGTACATCTGTTTATTATGCGAGAAGATGTACGGTATTAGCATAGAAACATCAAGCTTCTTCGATATTTATTATAAATATATAAATAATGAGGTTGGTATTAGTAGCTATGTTATCTTTATAAATGATAATATACTATATGTCGAAATAGTTAATGGTGAAGTAATATGCACTACTAGCGATTATGACACTATCATAAAAAACGTTAATTATGTTATCGAAGAGAGTGGGTGTTCAGATGTGCAGTTCTAATAAAATGAACTATAAAAAAGTTCTTAATAGTAATGAATACAGAAAAACGACACTGGATAAACAGTGTCGTGAGGACTTAACTAAATATACAGTTAACTTTATAGTTGACTGTATATTAATAGCTGACAGCTATTCTATTGAAAGAAATGCTGTTATTAAACGTGTGTTCGACACGTTTAATGCTTTAGCTGAAACTAGTGATTTCAGCAAGATTGACGTAAATAAATGGTTGTTTTCTGAAAATTCAAAATAAGAGAGGTAGTAAAATGAAAATAAAACAATTCTTTGAGAATAAAAAAGAGTATGAAACACATCTAAATAAAGATGTGGAAAATTCAAAATATTTGTACGGTGACACTATAGTGTCATGTTTCTCGAGATGTCAAACACCACTCGAGTGGCTTGAATTAGTCTATTACGATAGTAATAGTTGCATAGTTCGTTATAATTGGGGTAATCTTAAAAGTGCTTCTCAGCAGTCAACTATGCACTTAGAGAAAATAGTAAAATATGAAGACGTTCTCGAATTTGACGTTAATTCAATGTTCGATAAAATAGTATTTTTTGTCAAAAGGTAATTATAGTATGTTTCACGTGAAACATTTTAATATAGTATGTTTCACGTGAAACATTTTAATATAAAAATTGGAGGAAAAAAACAATGTCAAAAAATAAAAGTAAAAAGATATCATCAATTAGACAAAAAGAATTAAAAAGAGTAAAGCAAGCTATAAAAAGACTGGAGAAAAAAGGATATACAATATCTTCAGAATATTCTGACTTATTGAAATTATCAACTCAAAAGTTAAAAACAATTACACCTAAAAAGCTAAGAAGTTCAGCGTCTGGTTGGTGGCTAGGTGAAAAAGTTAGTGGTAAAGAACTTTATAAAAAACAGCGTGATGAATTAAAGTTAAAAAGAAAGCTTAAAAAGCAAGGTCTTATTTTCGAAAGTGCTTTCAATGAAAATGTTTACGAAAGTGGTGAAGATGTAGAAGAATTAAAAGCTGATGTTATATTAAAGCGTCTTTATGAATTATGCGCTGAATATGATAATGATGCTACAGAGTATATCAGAGGTAATGCTAAAGTTTTAAGAGATTTACTTGATAAAGAAATAAAAACTTATGGTAAAAAAGCTGTCGCAATATCAGCAGAGGAAAATGCTAATATGAATATGGAAACTGGTGAAAAGATTATTTTCGCAAGCACTCAAGAACAACTAGATGAAAATGTACAGATGCTAATAGATAACATTCGTGGGTATATTCCTAACGAGTCAGAGAGTGAACTTGATAGCGAATATAGAGCCTTATTACAAAATATATATAATGGTATAGAGGGTGAAATATATAATGAGTAGACGACTATTTAAATACTACGTTGCAGATTTTGAAACAACTACAACTGGGGATATCACTCAAGACAAAACAGATGTTTGGGCATCAGCTATAACACAACTGTATGATGAAACAGAATATGTTCGAATTGATAATAATATTTATGACTTTATGCACTACTGTTTTAACCTTGATACAAATTCTGTAATTTACTTTCACAATTTAAAGTTTGACGGTACGTTTATACTTGACTATATAATTAAAACAAAGAAATACATATTAGCATATAGTGATAATGAAAAAGATTTTTATAACGATAAAGATATGCCAGATATGTCATATAAATGTATGATTTCAGACATGGGACAATGGTACTCTATCACTGTAAAGCATCACAATAAGTTAATATACTTTAAAGACTCTCTAAAGTTATTGCCTTTTGCGCTTAAAAAGATAGGTAAAGACTTTAAAACAAAACATCAGAAACTTGAAATAGAATATGTCGGAGAACGAAAAGCATATGGTATCATCACTAAAGAAGAGAAAGAATATATTAAAAATGATGTTCTAGTTATTAAAGAAGCGTTAGAAATAATGTTTAGTGAAGGTCATAATAAGTTGACAATCGGTTCATGCTGTATGAGTGAGTTTAAAGAGTCAATTAAGTATGATTATGACTATAACAGTATGTTTCCCGATTTAACAATTCAAAGCTGTGATGTGTTAGATTTCGATAACGCTGATACGTATATTCGTAAAAGCTATAAGGGGGCTTGGTGTTATCTTAAAAAAGGTTGTGAGAACACTATATTTACAGACGGTGAAACTTATGATGTTAATTCACTATATCCTAGTATGATGCACTCTATCAGTGGTAATCGTTATCCAGTAGGGTTACCAACTTTTTGGAGTGGAAACTACATTCCAGATAGGGCTCTATTGCCAAATAAATATTATTTTATAAGGATAAAAACTTGTTTTTCTCTAAAAAAGAAACATTTACCTTTTATACAGATTAAAGGTACATATCTTTATAAGGGTAATGACATGCTATCAAGTAGTGATGTCGTTAAAGATGGTAAGACCTATCATAATAGGGTTACACTTACTTTAACTATGACTGACTTTACACTATTAAAAGAACACTATGATTTATATGACTTTGAGATTTTAGACGGCTGTTACTTTAATGCTATAGAGGGTGTATTTGATAATTATATCAATAAATATATGCAAATAAAAATTTCTAGTAGTGGCGCTATAAAACAAATAGCTAAGTTATTTTTAAATAACTTATATGGCAAAATGGCAACTAGTCCACTCAATAGTTATAAAATCCCTTATTTAGAAGACAATAAAATAAAATACAAAATCGTAAAAGGTTATGATAAAGACGCTGGATATATAGCGATAGGTAGCGCTATAACATCATATGCTAGAAACTTTACTATTAGAAGCGCTCAACAGAATTATGATGCTTTTATATACGCAGACACTGACAGTATACATATAAAAGGTCATACAGTTAAAGGAATAGAAATACATCCAAAAAATTTCTGCTGTTGGAAAAATGAAACATCTTGGGATATGGCTATATTTATAAGACAGAAAACTTACATTGAACACGTTATAAAAGAGGATGGTATAGAGGTAGATAAGACATATTATAACGTTAAGTGCGCCGGTATGAACGATAGATGTAAACAGCTTCTAATAAAATCGTTTGGTGAAGATATAGAAATACGTGATATGACAAGTGAAGAACGTGAGTTTATCACTAAAAAGCGAACAATTAAAGATTTTAAAGTTGGCTTAACGGTACCAGGTAAGTTACTTCCTAAAATTATAGAAGGTGGTACTGTACTTTTTAGTACAACTTTTAATTTAAGAGGTTAGTCAGTAGCTTTTTTATAAGGACTTAGATAATTTCTAAGTCCTTATTTAGTTGCAATGTTTCACGTGAAACATTATTTTAATGGAACATCAATATCAATATAAACCCAGTGTCCTTCATTTATTTCTTTATTATTTATGCGAATATCACCATTTGAACTTATATTTATAGTGCAAATACTGTCATCTGTTGGACATACTATATTGCTTTGCTCAACTAAAGTAAGACCATTTAAGTTGAGTAGAGCAAGTCTTTGTGTTGCTGTAGCTGTTTGATTGGCTAAAATGCACATTTTAATATGTAGCATTTCAGTATCTGCATAAATAATAGAGTTGCCCCTAATGCTACAGACGTTGCCTAGTTCTGATATTGTGATATTCTGATATGGAACTTTATTATTAGTTCCAGCATTAACGATTTTTTCAGATGCCGTTATAAAAGTGTTACCACTAACGATATTGTTTGAAGATGCAGCCCTTAACCATATTCCAGTATTATTACCAATATTAATACTATTACCCGTTATAGCTATAGCATTTCCACTGACAACCATAGCACCACCGTTTTTCATATTACCAATTGTCTGTATAACGTTACCTGTGATACAACCAATATAGCTGTGTTCTCTCATCTCTATTGCATACATAGATGCTGAACTATCTATATAGAACAGATTCCCAGTAAGATTAAACTGTGCAACGTATTCGGTTAAAACACACCTCACCCTAGCGTTAATGTGGCATCCTGTTATCATTAAATGGTCAGTTTGGCGTTCTTCAACCCAGTATATTCCGTAATTAACACCAATTATAACACTATTAACTAACATAATACCCTCTAAAAAGTCACCGAGTATCGCAGTCTGACATAAGGATATCTTTATATTATTAATCATGAACTCACTATTGGACTGACTAGTTTTTTCACCGTGTATATAAACACCAACACTATAGTAGTTAGGTTCTGCTACTTTAATAGCACCAATCAAGCAACAGTCATTAATACTTGAGCCATTTAAGTCGTTAAGTTCGATACATCTTAACCAGCCTTTATCGAAAGGACTAGCTTTATAAGTTGATATCTGTACATTTTTAATAACTGGTCGTAATGTATATCTGTCACCAATTGAGCGAGTCCCGTTTATATATATAGCAGTTTCAGTTGGGGCCATATCTGATAAAATCGAACAATCCCTAATAGTACATAGTGTGCTATAGTATCCTTTTGTTGTGTTCATAGTGATAGATATCCCAGCTGATTCACTGTCACTATCCCACCACATAATTGAATTTTTAGGTGACAATCCAGTTATACAACACTGTCCCGATATAGTTAATTTTTTAGTTAGTTTATAAGTACCATTACCAAGAACCAAACAACCGTTCTTATTTAATAAATCTTGAAATAATTCTGTATTATCTACAACGCCAGTAGGGTCAGCACCAAAATCATCGACTGTTTTATATAGTTTCGAAAATTTGTTTTCATCATATAAAAGTAAACCTCGTTCGATATTGTCTAATGTTTTCATATTAACACTATTGAAAAAGCGGGGTGACTCATCAACGTTACCATAATTAAGAACATTATTAATAACTGTATTTTCATTATCAGCAGTTAATTTATCACTAATATTAACGTTGCCTTTAATATTAACAGAACCGTCAATAAATATTTTGCTTAAATCTGTTATGATATTGTTTTCGCCATTATTTTCATACAATTTAGTGTAATTTGTAGCTTTTGTGATAACATTGTTATTATTACCATTTATTTCAAAAAGTAAAGGGATATCTGCATAACTATCAATATCAAAACGACCATTATTGCCATCTATGATAATTCCAACTTTTCCTTTTGAATTGCTGATTTTTTCAATTATTGTATTAGTTATCTGAATATTTTCACTATTTAATACAAAACATTCATCAATAGCTGATTTTACAACTATATTATCAATTTGACAATGACCTTTTGTTATTGTCTGAATAGCTGTATAACTATCTAAAAATAGTAAATTATTTAATTCATAATCACGACCTTGTAATAAAATAGTTGGTAAAGTTGTTAATTGTGTACCGCCTTTGGCGTCAAGACCTAAGTCGTATACACCAACACTATTACACTTTGCATTTATCAGACTATTTACAGCTCCAAGCGTCTGTGTTAAAGTTGTCGAATAACGGTCAAAACCTTTTAGAGATACATTATTATATAGCGTTAAACTATCAACTAAATAGTTACCATACGGGAAATACACGACCCCATAACCATTTTCGTGGGCATAGTCAATACAAGCTTGAATCGCTTTAGTGTCGTTCGTTTGACCATCACCTTTCGCTTGTGGTAAACCATTCGGCGGATATTTTACATTTAGCAGATAATCTCTAATAGTTCCCTCTATTAATGCGTCAATATCCTTATTATCTATATATTCTCTAACTAATTCTAATATATATTCTGGTATTTTTGAATTATTTTCGATTAATATATTAAGTTTTGCGACAACTTTGCTTAATAATTCATAATATGACAAGCTGTCATCATATACGAGTGGTAGCACCTTTTGTACCCAGTAACATAATTCGTCTGTTTCTGTAAAATTTTTAGACATTTTAAGCACCTCCATTAAAATATTTGCATAAATAGTTCTTCCAATTCATCAATAACTAGCATATCAACGTTATCTAAATTAGTTGTATATTCTTTAATTAAAGCTATCGCACTAATTCCGCTATAACCGCTTACAAGTTCGACATAATCGGTTACACTGTTAATATTGTTAGTTGTGTTAGAATTATTAGTCGTTTTGTCTGATAATTCACTGTTATTAGTTGTTTCTGTATTGTTTTTTACTGTCCCGGTATTATTAGTTGTGCTATTCTGATTTACTCTAGTGAGTTCATCAAAATTATGCACAGTTGTATCTTTATCAGCTGTTGTCAGATAACTTTGATTTTCAACGTTCTGTAGTGAGCCTTGCGGTGTGTCAGAGTGTAATTTTGTGATATAAGTACCTTCCGCATGACCAAAACTGTCATTACTTGTATTTGTTTGCGATTGTGTTAAATTATCAGTTCTTGTATCGTTAGTTATAGAATTATTTGTATTTGTTTGCGAAGTTTCTGTTTGATTAGTTGTATTTGTTATATTGTCTGATAATTGCTTATTATTACCGCTTTTTGTGCTTCTATAGTTTGAAAGCGGGTCGATGTCTAATAAATAAGCGTTATATATCTTATTGTAATATGGCATGATTTCATTAAGTTTATTTTCTAAATAAAACTTAAATACACCAGCAGTTTCAAAACCTATCTCTCTAAGATAGAAATGCCTAACAATTTTATGTTCTAACTGTTTTCTATAGTTTTCGTCAAAAATAGGAAAATCAAAATCAAACAATTTAGGTAAAGCATTATCAATTACAGTATTTACGTTTGAAAGACCTACACTTTCATCTAAATTATTATAAGTTTCACAAATAAATCTAAGTTCAGTTGTATATTTACTCATTTTCTGACAACTCACTTTCATTAACATATTTTTCAGTTTCAGTGTCATCAAATTCTACACTAATATCTAAATTGTACATACTATTTATCTTTTCGCAAGCTTGTTGTCTTGCTTTTAATCGACTTTTACGGTTAGCAATCACACCCCCAAGACTTCTATTGACCTCGTCACTAACGAGTCGCTCTCTTTTATTTATAGAAACATTAGTTATTCCTAAATATGTTAAACACTCATTCCATAAATTTGTCTTTAGTTCATAGATTTTATCACACACGAAAGGGGCATCAGTTTTTAAAACTTTCAGACTATTTATGTCTAAATCTTTATTTCCGTAGATAACAGGGGCATTTCCGTCAAATTCTTTATACAAATTCTTTAATGTTAAGCGTTGTGCGTCAGAACTTTGTACTAATACTGGTGTTTTCTGTGCATTAGCATTAACATCTATTATTCTATCTAAATTGTACAACTTTTTAGCATATTCTAACACAATATCTATATCGTTAGTTCTAAGATAATTATTATATATTACAACGCTATCTTTATTTGATAATGTATTATAATAACCGTTATTTGCGTATGCAATTCGGGAAATGGGATAATTATATACGTCAAATTGTCCGTTTGCATTAAAATTGAGTGCTAAATAACCCATTACATCATCATTAAAGAATAGCATTTGTCCTTTTTCGAAAAGTCCTAGTTCTAGATATCTACTGTCGCAAGTTAGTGGTAAATTGTTCCATTTGAAACGACTTAATGCAAGTTCTGTTATTCTTTTCACATAACTGTTATAAGTAAGCATATTTGATTGTAAACTATCTTCAAAATTAGTCTTTTTTCGCATTGTTTCACCTACTTTCTAATAATGTTACACCACTAGCTACATTTGTGTAGCTAGTGGTGTTGGAAGTGTAAAACTTCTAACTTTATTCTTTAGTTAATGTAATTGTGTCACCAACATTTGCTGTAGTAGCTAATTTGTCAGAATTATTAGTGTAAATCTTGTCATTTAACTTACACTGCACTACTACACTGTCAGAATTTGGACTAAAGATGTAAGCACCATACTTATGTACAGCCACTTTATTAGTTATAGCATCCTCTGTCTGTAAAAATGTTGTATTGTCATGTAATGTAACACCATCATTTTTAACATCTACAGTTAAAACAGTACCATTTGAAGCCACGTCTTTAGAAAGAACTTCTAAAGTTAATGTTTCTGGAAGTTCTGTTGACTGTGAACTATCGACAAACACTATAGCGTTAGAAAATGGACTATATGAAATAGTTTTCCATACATTTAAGAAATAGTTCCAATACATTCCACTTGCAACGTAAGTTTCTGTAAATTTAGTCATATTATCATAAAACTGGAAAAATTCACGGTCTACTAATACAGCTTTTACATTTTTCATTAATTCTAATTCATTTTCTGTAACTTCTTCTATCATATCGCTATTTTCTGTTATAACTGAAAATCGCTCATTATCAAATGTATCCCAGTTATCGATTAATTTTAAGTGTCCACTAAACATAGCGCTGTCCATATTAAATGAGCTTGCTAACACTTTAACGTCATATTTAGCATTAAAATCTGCACTCATAAAAATATATTGCTCATCTTTTTTAGTGTTAGTATGAACACCACTAGCGTTATATTTAGTGTTAATGAACTCTAAAGTATTAGACGCTCCACGAAATGCTATAGCGCTATTATCGAAATCAGTTTCATCAATAGCGATAGGGTACATTTTCCCTTTTGTTATAGACTTAATTAATAAATACTTAAACATTAAAAATTCGTCATATTCGTTAGCACGATAAACACTATCTACTATTTTAGCTATTAAATCTTGAACCCCCTCAACGCTTAGAAACGCAGTTCTAAGTTGTTCATCTTCTATTGTGATAGGGTACTGTACTCTATAGTTAATACAGTGAAAAGCAGAACGTACATCTGGGATAGTTCTTTTTAATTCTCTTGAAGATGCTTTCTCCGCTGAAAATTCTCTAGCTTTCGCTATTTCAACGAACACTTCTTCTACTGTTTCACCATACTCAAGAAAACCTTTTTTCAAATCTGCGTACATATTGTTAAAGTTCGCTGATTTAATACGAACTAAGGCGATTCTGTTAATTAAAGCGTTAAGAAACTGATTTGCTAAAGCTGGGTACCCCATAAGGCATTGTCCAACTGTTGGAATGTCTGACACTTTAGTTACTTCAGGTATATTATTCTGATATTCAAGACCAGCATTGGCTCGAATTGTGTTTAAAATATCTATTGTACTTGCATTTAAAGTACTAACTGCTATTCTTTTAGGCATATATTATTCAACCTCACTTTCTTTAAATAATTCATCAAAACTAGTTGATTTTTCTATAGTTTCATTATTTTCTATAATGTTTTCTGACTCTTTAGAAGCTGGTTCTGTAAATCTAGAAATATATTTTTCTCTCCAGGCATTGTCTAAAGTTTCATATTTTTCTTGCCAATTTTCAGTATCATCTGTAAAAGAGTCCGAAATATCTTCTAATAATGTTATTGTTTCGTCGTCATTTCTATCACCAATATATTCTTTAACTTTAGTTATAAGTTCATCTCTACTTAATTTCATAAAATCACCCTTTCATAATTTTATTGGCACATATCTGCACTATGTTATAATCGTAACCTAGCGATTTAATAGCATTTACACGATTACCGCCATTACCATATTTACCTTTTATAACGTCAGAAACGATGTTTACATAAGATTGAACTTCACTATATCGACACCCTAAGTTCTTTTTACGTGTCTCACCATTTCCATATTTCCCTTTATATGCGTCTATGATTAAGTCACTTAAAAGTAAATTAATAGCATTGTACTGTGATAAATCATAACTGTCGATTATATTTATAATCTTACTGATGTATCGTTCATCTGTAGCGTAACCATCTTGTTTTAATAGTTCGACGAATACATGATTATCAACTACACCTTTAAGATTTTTATATCTGTCATACTGTAAAAATTCGAAATAACCTTTAACACATTCCTCTAAGTTGACATATTTTCTAAACGTGTCTGTAACCTTTGCATAATTACCATTATAGTACTCTGTTGTTTCTATAGTGTATGTCTCGCCATTCCATGCTGTACCCGCTTTCAGACCGAAATAATTATTCGCTTTAACAGATAATTCTGTAGAACCGAACCCGCTTTCTAAAATTGCTTGCGCAATTGGGACTGCATTGTTACATATTCCGTACTGTTTAGCGTATTTGCACACATATTTTGCAACGTCATTAATAAAATCTAATTTTGTCATTTATTTTACCTCACTTTCAGATAATTCTAAATCAAGTTTATCACAAACACGCTGTAGAATAACTGTATTGTTATTGAGCGCATTTGTTAGTGCTTTAACTTCATTAGAATGATTCTCGTTAAGTTTCATAATATACCACATTAAAACTAACGATATTGCGATAGGAAAACCAATCGTAGATATTAAGTTCATTACCGTTGTTAAGTCCATAGTATCACCGCCTTAGAAATATAATTTGTAATAAATCTGTAACATTTCGTAACTTACGAGTTGATTATAACATGAACATCTGTTTATGTCTATAGTGATAATATGTTATATTTCTATAGATATAGCTATAATGCTTGACATAGAAATGTTAGCGTGTTATAATAGCGGTAATACATCTACAACAATGTCATTACTTCTATAGTGGTAACAGCGGTTATCTCTTTAGCGATAGTGAGAGTTATCTCTTTAGCGATAGTGGGAGTTATCTCTATAGCGATAAGGGGAAGTATTGATAGAGTTGTAGATGTATTACCTTT